GAGGAGGTAACGTAATCCAGATTTTCTTCGTGATTGGGTCATTGACCCCCTGAATATAACGATAGTCATTCTTAGATAGTCCAGCCCAAAAGTCCGCAACCTTCCAGCTTAGTTCGGGTCTTGCATAGACACCATTAAACATCATAATTCCGGAGTAGTCAATTACTAGCAGATAATCAATGTTAACCCCACCGGAATCAAGAACTGTAATGACACCATGAATAGATGCACCAACACCCTGGTCAATTGTATTTAATGACCAGGAAGATGGAACATCTCCGTTATCCGAGGCTGCCATCGTTCTATTACGTTTAAACAGATAGAGAATATCCCTATACTCTTGTGCGTTAGTCAAGGGATACCCATCTAATGGTGCAATTAGAAGTCCATCAACTTGACTAATAGCTTCGGGTTCCCCCGGTGCGGAAATTCGCGCAACCGAAATGTTATTGTACTCACCATATCCTACAAGACGCCCATGATAGGAGGTTAACCCCGCAAATGCCGGGATTTCACTAAAATTATCACTGAGATGTGAAGCATCGGATACTAAATCAGAATCAAAGAATGAACCTGTCCATTCTGTGGTAACATTATCAGTTAGGGTTGCATAAGGAATAAAGAAGAACTGATATTCATTCTGATTTCCATTGTAACCAGCGATTGCAATAGTAGAAACTAGATGTCGTTTAGTTACAGCAGGGTCCGTTGCTAAAGGGATATTCCATATCTTAACCTTTTTTGTTGGGTCAATAAAAGTTTGCGCGCCAAAAACTTCAGGACCAGGTGCAGTTAGGAATCCTGTGTCAGTTTCAAATACCACACCAATTAAATGTAAACCAATATCACAATGACCATCTTCGTCTACGTTCTGTACAAGTAATGCATTAGTCACTGGTGCTGCTGGAGATGTAACATCAGGTGTATGAATAAGAATTAAGGAAGCGTCAGCAATATTAATCTTACAACTAGTCGTTACATTATCTGTAATCGTAAATAAATCATAATAGTAGAATAATGACGAATCTCCATTATAGAGAGAAGTAATACGTTGTGTGTAGGTAATCGTAAGAACTATATTATCAAATCGCGCATCAACGGTCCCCGCAAGAGAAGGATTAGCATCAGCAGTTAAACTTAGTAAAAGTCGTACTATGTTACTCGAAGCACCATATGTTCCATCTACAGCAACTATAGGACTTGCTGCTAATGGAGTATAAAAAGTATCTACAGATGCAGGCATTATTGCTTGAGCAAGATTATTACCATTACAAATATTATTACCAGATGAGTCAACCATTGAAACATTTAATACTGCTGAAACAATATTAGTGCGGGTTATAAGTTTACGATTCCAACTTTTAATATTTACACCAACAACGGTAGCTCCAATTGGAACACCAAAATCTTCCCACGTTAAAGAATCAGGGCTAACTCCCCCATTTGTAACACTATTATCCGGAGTTATACCGCCAACTGGGGTAGTAAATTTTACAGATTGGTCAGTACCATCATAACCAAATGTAGGAAGTCCTAATCCTAAACTAGTCCAACCCTCTATTGTGGGCCAAGCATAGGTCTTATCTATAGTGTCAGTTACAGTTGCAATATCAATTGCCTTAGTCATTGCAATAATACGACCATTCGTACCTATAGGTCCAATAGGAATATTAGTAAGTTGAACTTGCTTATCTCCCGGTGCAAAAACTACTGCAAACACTTCCGGTCCAAGAATACCTACTGTATTAGTTATATAGGCAACAGCAATTACATGAGTTCCAGCAGTAACCACACCAGCATCATCAGTATTATAAGCAATTAGAGGTTTAAGTGAACTGTTTGATGGAGGAAATCCCCCTGCTTTGCGCGCATGTTGGCCATCCCCCTTATAGACGTATAAGAACTGATTCTGTAAGCCAATTTCAACCTTAAATCCAAAAGAATTGGTATAAGAAGTGAAAGGAGTAATGTAAGCGCGCCCCGCAATAGCCTGAAATCCAAAATCTGTCATCGAAGGAATAGTAAGAATAGGTCCGTAGACTGTAGAGGGTCCAATTACATGGTAAATATTACCTCCGGTGGTTAGTACAAGGAGACTCTCACCAGATTGCATCATATAAGTATAGACACGTAGAATATTAGATAACTTAGTTGCTACAGTCTGGTAGATGTCAATGGGGTCGCGCGTTCTGAATCCGTTTTGGAGATACTGGATGTTATTTGCTTTGATAAAATGGTCTTTAGGGCAGGATTCTGTATCTCCCCTAGCCCAGAGGCCATTAAAACTATCAAGAGTTACAGGTGCGTGTCCACGAAGCATTTAAATCCACCCCCTAGATTTCCATCCAGATCTAAAAGGCTTACGTCTAGTAACGATTCCCTGCTGACCCTTAGATGCAATACCAAGAATATTTTCTAGACATCCCTCAGCATCCTGGTCTAATAAAGCTGCGCGTTCTGGATTCTCCGCAACATACTTCGCACAGAATGAACCAGCTTTATAGGCGAGATAAGACCGCGCGCCAATGATTTTAATCTCATCATGCTCATTAGCTAGGTTATGGATCAGTTCTCGAATGTAATCTAACTTCAACTCACGGTCAGACACAGCCCCAACAAGCTTAATTTCCTGTCCAGACCATGCATAGTCAATTAATGACATTGATGGAGTACGTACGTTCAAAAAAGTCTGCTTATGCATTGACACGAATGGGTCAGATGAACCTGCCATCCTTTCACTTAAATCCCTTACTTCCCTTAAATCAAGGGGATAATGGGGAAGGGTTGGAGATTCTACTGGTGTAATTACTGTCTGCCCCGCAGTTACAGTAATATACGCCGCAGTCTCATCAGTTACAGGAACATTGTATCGAGTTAATTCTTCCTGTAACTCGTCAACTGCCATGTTTAGATAAGGTAGCACCTTTGAGTAACTGTATACTGCTCTATCAGTATCATTCATCAAAGATGCTACCAAATCCAATACTTCGCTTGCCTTAGTCGAAGTGGTACTCATTGGCTTGCAAACTGAATATTGAGTTTCTTTGCCAGCTCGGGATTCAAAATTGCCTTACAAGTCGGACAGACAGGGAACTGTGGATTAACCAGATTCCCGCAAGCTGCGCACCTAACAAGTTCTGCTGTCTGGAAGTCCTGTAGCCAAGGCTTATCTCGAATATTCAACTCAGCACACGCGAGTCTAGCATCATCTGAGATAGATAATGGATTACCGTTAGACCTAGCCCACAGAATGTCTGCAATCCTGATAAGTTCCATGAACCAGTTCTTCTGCTTTTCCCTATACTGGTTCAATAGAGCAGTATGTTCTTTCTTAACCTTTTCAGCAGTCCAATCCTGCGGGAGATAAAATAATCCTGGCATCTTACCCGACATATCGCAACCAAGAAGTCCGTTGCAATAATCCTTAATTACGGAGTCCGCAACCACAACGCTAGAAATCGGAATTTCTAGTAATGGCTGATTTTCGTCAAACTCGCGCCACCATGAGGATGAACCTACAATAAGTGTCGCAGGTTTATCAAACGTACCGGCTGGAATGGTAAATACCCCCGGCTGAATTGTGGGTTTCTTCTCAGTAATTTCCTTAGGATAGATAGAGATAATTGTAGACTTATCAAACTCATTGATAGGTCCACGAACAGTTCTACGATTACGCTGCAATTCTAAGATACCCATGACTAACTCTCCTTTGTGTCGTAACTATGGGGTACGACAATACCCGTTTTGTGGGCGAGTGCATCCCCTACGGGGGTTTCATTTCCGAAAAGTTCTTCCTGTAGTTTATCTACTCTTTCCTGTCTTCGTTCAATAGGATTCTCCTTATCAGGGTCTACGTATTTATGCATACTCTGCTTACCCTGAACCGAATTGATGATGTCGATGACAAAGCGCGCAGCTTCTAACTTAGGAGGTAAATAGTTACCATCCTTATCAGCAAACGTCCATAGGGGTTCGTAACTAAGTTTTTGGGTTGGAAGTTCATTCTGCGACACTTCTGGAACAAGGACTAAATGCTCAAGAATATACCGTTCTCGAATATAACCGTACTTTGGAACTTCTCTAACAATCGGAGTAAGTAGAATAAGACCTTCTGATGTGGTATTAACTAATCGCTTTTCAAACTCGTCTCCACTCCACACAATTCTCCACATAGCACGACTCGTAATAGTGTCGATACCATACAGGTTAAATAATTGTCTATTGATACTAACGACGGACTCTGTTAATTCCATAGTAAAAAAGGGGGAGAAGGAAAACGCACTAATTGGAGAATACCAACTTTCTGTGCAGGGCATTCCTTCTCCCAACTCCTTTAGACAAGAGACACACCGTCAATATCGCAATCCAGCAAGAGAAGTTCAACAGCCGCGAAGTGGAGAGCAGAAGAACCAGTAGACTTCGTAACCTTCACTGAAATGGTAAAGGTATTGGGCAACGTAACTGTAGTCACACCAGTAGCTACAGCAACTACCGTAGTAGCATTTGCCGATGCACCAGTAATAACTGCGGTTCCTTGCGTAACAGCAGCAGCAATAGCTTTTGCAGCAGCTCCAGCAATACGGGAAAATGCAATATTGTAAACTACGGCATGAGATGAATCACCATCTCCTAGAGTTCCAACTGCGGTAACGCGAATCATACCACCACAGATTGCATTCGGAATAGTAAGCGTTGCAACCGTAGTAGCAGTATCATCGGTCATTCCCGTTAGAAATCTATAGATTCTATGAGTAAAGAAATGCTTAAGAAACGCCTGAAAGTTCTGAGTGCCTACGGTGAGGATTGCTGCCATAACTACTCTCCAGTCTTTTCGACCAGCCCATTAGGGGCCAGAGATTGGGGAAATTGAAATTGCTGTCCAGTCTGAGTAACATAGACAGTTTGCCAAGAACCCCCAATAAATCTTGGCCACATAACTAGATTAATGGTATGACCAATACAAATACTTAGGTCGCAATAGATTTTGAATCCAGCCTCCTGGACTCGATTAAAGAACCCAATATCATCACACCAGCCATCTTTATCAAGTTCACCTAATCTAACCCACGGCTGTTCGAGCGCGCGAAACACGTCGGTTTTAATTAGAACAAAACCAAATCCACAATTCACCACTTCTACTAATCCCTGCTTATCAGGAGTCAAGAACATGTGCTTGCAATAACCATTAGGTCTTAGTTCGTCAAAAGCCAACGCATAATGCGGGAAGTTTCTCATCAAATACAAAGCAGAAACTACATCCTTATCGGAATGGACTAGAAGTTTTGTTAAAGCATCCTTCTCAAACGCCTGGTCATCGTCAATGAATAGAATATGAGTGCAATCGTGTTCTAAAGCTGCCTTCGCAATAGCATTTCTATTCTGGGCAGGTGACTGTCCATGACTAGACATTATTACAGTCCCCTCGGGTTTTTCTAGCGCATTAAAGTAATCATAGAAGTCTGCCTTCCTAGCATACTCACCTGTCGGAATACCAATCATGAGTTTCATAATTTAGGCGCGTGTATTAAGGTATGCGCGCCCCACCTTTTCTGAGTTAAAGTGTTAACCTTTTTGTGAAGTTATACCCTAACTCGTGGTCGAACGAACCAGAAAGTAAGTAGCAGAGATAGGATCATAGATAAACAGATATGCCTTACTAGCAACTGTAATAGTACCACCGGAGACGTTACCACCAGTGGTAAAACCAGTGGTAGTGCCAGGGATAATACACAGCATGTGAACGCCAGCAATAGGCGGAGTAATCGTAGCAATAGGAGTGTTACCAGTAACAAAGGTAACAAATCCCGTTGGTGCAATCGTAGCAGCCGCCGTAACCGTTACAGGTGTAGGCTGATTTGCACCCTGAACAGTGCTAAGGTTCTGGAAGTCGCTCGGTAACATTTTAGTACCCCGTGGGAACTGCTAAGTTGTCAATGTAGGTGCAGCCTGCCGGGTTGTTGACAAAAGTCTGCATTCCTACAACCATGTAGAAGATTTCAGCCGCAGCAACACCACCGGATGCGCCACGAATCTCGAAAATGTTTCTACCGTCGGTAGTATAGAAACCAATCGGCAGAATTTCACCGCGGCCCCACACCTCATCGACGATAAAATCAATTCGAGTCTTATCCCAGTTATAGGACGCCTTCGTAGGCGCACCTGCTAACTGCATGTTGTTTCCGCTGAAATACATATTCAGCCCTTCTTCCTTGGCTGCCTTATGAATCACGGAAACAAGCTGACCAATTTCCTCGTAAGCCTGCTGCTGACAAGGATGTAACCATGCGACAAGCGACATATTCTCGTCGATGCCGATACGGTTTCCAATCTTGTTAATAGCAAGTCGAGGTAACGGAAGAGTCAAACCATTACCACCAGCATTAACGCGATTCGCGCGAATCTCGGGAGTAGATGCACGGGAAAATCCTAACCAAGTTCCCGTAGAAGCATTGGAATGATGATACGGAACACCATACAATGCAGGAAGGGAAGTAGGCGAGGAAATACCCGCAACAACTAACTTATCCGTAGCAGCAGAGGATGCGATAGAAGGAGTAACGTCAATAACCTTGTTCTCAACATCCCACTTCGTAATAGTTCCACTACCACGTAATGTAGCTAAGGTGGTGTCATAAACCTGAATAGTCTGGCCATAGCGAACTAACCTAGCGCCAAAACCATCAGTTCCGAGTGTGTAAGTATCAACTCCACCCGCGGTAGTAACGGCAGAGATAACACCAACGACACCATCACCAACCTGCATTAACTGAGAATCGAGCTGTCTGCGTAACTCGTCAAGAGCCGATGCAGTAAGCTTACGCACAGAGTTGATGACAGCCTTCCGCTCATCATCAGTAGCCCACTGAGTTAACTTTGTGTATTCGATAGCTTCCGAAATGAACACGCAGTTAAGAACCGCCTTATCGTAAGTCGGTCCACCACCACGTCCCATATCTCCACCATCAGGATCAAAATACTGGAAAGAGCCACCAGGACGTAATTCCAGTGGAACGCGCATCTGTCTATGCGAAATCTTTTCGACGTTACGCTTCTTGATATTCGCGTAGAACTTGTCATCGCGTTCAAAAACAGTCTGCACCTTCTTAGTAACGTTTTCTAATTCAAGTGCAGCTACCTGAGCCTCAGCCTGTGCCATGATTTAACTCCAAATCAGTCTAACAGTGACGCCGGAAACAGCAGTTAAACAAAATGCTGTAACACCGGCTAATCCGATTGATGTAGGGTCCGTCAAATGTAATGCAACTCCTGTATCACCTGTGACACCTTTCAGTGTCAAACCAACAGTGTTTGCTGCTGGTGGAATGATGGTAACAGCAGTTGTACCAGTTGGCGGAGTAATTGTGTTTGCTCCGGAGGCTAATGTTTTCGATTCGATTCCTGCTGGACTACTAACATTATTGGCAGCAGCCAGGGTATTCGCAGCGGAAACATCCCCCGTGAAATTAATACTAATACTACGTTGGGAGGTAACTGCCATAAGTTAGTCCTGCATTAAGAAATCGAGCGTTTTCATACCCTTCGGAACTTCCTTAGTCTCAGATTTTCCGCTAGACGAGGATGCGGATCTTCCTGGTGTAATTGGTCCCTTCCTAGGACTTGATTCTTCTTTCCTATTCGATGAATCTTTCAAAGCCTCGTTTCGAGCCTTCTTAATGACTGTAGGCAACAGTGTCTTGGCTTTTGAAAGATATGCTGAGCGAATTCTTTGCTTGGATTCCTCATTGAATCCATCGTGCATCGCGCGTTCCCAGAGTTTATCCAGAAGAGATTTAAACCTAGAGTCCTGTCCAATGAGTTCTTCTAATGAATCAAATGCATCCCGAACTGCATTCTTTCGAACGTAACCACTCATTGTATTCTTAGGGTCAATATTACCATCAATAGTGGCCTTAAGAGTATTATCAACCTTGGTCTGTAACTCACCTACTGTAGACTCATATTGTTTAGTTAACAATGCCTGTTCGCGCGTTTTAATCTCGTTGTCCTTCTCCTCACCCTCCCTATTCTTGGGTTTAGCAAGAGATTCGGGTCGCGCAAACTGTTGTGTCCCAAACACGAACTGATTTAAAATAGCCGCGGCAGCCTTTAGAGGCTCACCATTCTCACCAAGATTCTGGGATTCCTGAACCATATGCATGATAGTAGATTTAATTACATTACCAAGAACATGATAGTAAGCAGGTTCATCTGCCTTCTGCAATGCAGGAAGAAGATTGTCAACTATTCGATGGAAAGTTTCGGGGTTATCCTGTCGAATAGCAGAAAGAACCATGCCAATGTCGCCACTCTCCATAACCTTAGATTCAAAGTTATCGAGAGTCTCTGCCTTATCTCGCGCACTCTCAGCATCGGGGATAGTAGGAAAGATTTCAGTAAACTTCTGTTCTCTGTAGTAAGCCTTTTCTAAGTAAGGATACTTCTTAAAGAGGTCTGGAAAATCCTTAAGAATATCTCTACGACGCGCAGGGGTCATTAACTCAAGGTCTTCCTCTGCGGGTTCCTCTAATTCTTCTTCAATTTCCTTAAGTTCATCTTCTTCCTTGGGTTCTTCGCCTTCCTTGACTTCCTTACTTAAGTCAAGAGTCTCCTCTGCATCAGGAGCCTCAATAATATCAAGAATGTCATCCTTGCTAAGCGCACCATTTTCTTCAGTCATACTATTCACCTTGTGCTGCTGGAGGTTGATCTGTGGGCGGTGGTTGCATTGCAGCATTTTGCATTGCCACAGCCATCAAAGCGTCCTTATGTGCCTTCATATGCAATAGAACATTCATGTAACCCTTGGGATTCTCTAATTTGGCTAATCTTCCGGCATCCCCAACTAACCAGTTACGACAAATCTCCACATGAATCTGGTCATCATCAACATCTTGGTTAATGTCAATAGAAGGAATCTGTTGGTCTGGCATAGGCATACCAGACGTTGGGTCCATTTGACCAGGCATACTAAATGGTTCAGAATTCACTAACTGAACAATTTCTTCAAACTGCGCCTGTCTATCGTTCTCACCAGGAATAGTGAAATCATTTAATCCAAACGAACGACGTAAGAAATCTAAGTTCTCAGGTGAACCAATAGTCTTTAAAACTTCCTCATTATTCAACTTAAACAATTCCATGAGTGCGTCTTTACGCTGTGACCAAGTGAGAGGAAGATTCTCTGATGCTTCTAGTTCGACCGAACCAAGTTTGCCACCCGTAGCCTCAATCTTACGAATAAACACGTTAATGAAATTACCCTGATTATCCTTTTCAACAGAACGTTCGTCATCCTTCATTACGTCGATAAACTGGGGAATCGCGCGCGTGAAGATATTCTTCCACCAAATAGTTAACATCTTCCATGTATTCTGAAGGCGCTGTAAAGCCTGCGCCCTAGACATAGAATATTCACCAGCCGTTCTAGAACCTTCTAATTGGCCTCCAAATAAGGAGGGTGTAGCACCAGATACCAATTGGCCTAGTTCTTGAACCTTGTTAGCGAATGGTAATACTTCCTGAGAAAGCGTCGCAGTCTTAACCTCATAGAAATTCTCTCCTAATGGCCTACCTGCTGGAGAAGTTGCAGGATATATACCACCAGGGATAACTTCCTGATTCGCGTACGCCTTGAAATCTAATGTTTTGGGATTCGCAAAAGTCTGCGGAATCCCATGTTCGACAGTCTGAACTACAAGAGAGATAAGATCGTTAGTAATTTCTTGGATAGAAGTAAGGAGTAAACCAATAGGATCGAAGTGGATATGATCTGATAAAGGATTATAGCTAAGAGTCCAATAGTCATCAAGGTCTTCATTTTCCGCGTCCGCTACGATGTCGTTAACTAAGACAACCTTAACACCATCGGGATAGTCTTTCTTAAGTTCTTTAGTTTGTTCTTCCGTCAAGATATTAAAAGCAGAAGGACGTAACCAAGCGTTACGAACAGTTACGTTATTAACAGGATATTCACCTTTATACTGCGTAGACAGACGACCCCACTGTTCAAACCCATCATAGGATGCAGTTCCACCCTTAATCTTATCTCGTAGGTTGGGATATTCTTCTAATACGTTAGAATAATGAGTCTCATAACTCCAAATTAAATAAGGGCAATCGCACTGTTTGCGCGCATAAACTGGGACCTTAATATACAATCCACCATAAACATCGAGTAGAATACGGGACTTATTTAAATGCTCAATGTCCCTTAACACTGACTGGGTAGAAGTATTAGAAGATGCAACAGGAACTACTTCTTGATTGCAAGATGGACAGATGTCAGACTGTCCTTCAGGTAACATACTTTCAGAATCAGAACCCATAACACCCTGACACATAGGACATAACTGCTCATTAGTAGTTTCTTCAACATCCTCATAGTTTCTCTGTTCATAAGTTCCATAAGCCTTGTCCTCCTTGGGGTAGGAATAACAGGCTAGCATACCTTCTGTACAGTAAATAAACAGCGCGTGCAGCCAAAGTAGCGGAGCATCGTTATGCTTAAAGATTAATTCAGCAATCCTATTTCCAGCCTTAGCAGTTGCAACATCAAGAGGATTATCTGCATCCTCGGGATAGCATGTTAAAGCCGGCACAGATACAGACAAAGCAGCAATAATAGACTCAAGATACGCTCTGAAAACGTTGACTGGTTTGTCATAATATGATTGGTCCCCCGTTACATCTTGTTCAGGAACTCTCCAATCATGTGCTACTTCAGAATAATAATGATACTGAAGATTGTCCCAGAGGAACTTAAGCTTACGCCATGTACGAACTTGACGATTTCGTGTGGCGCGGTCTTCTCCATCGAAGTGGTCTACAACCTGCTTCAATAGTTTCTTACGTTCCTCTGAGAGTTCGGTTGCCATTATGCTTTACTCATTAAATCGAATCTAGGGGCAAGTGCGCGCTTCTTCTTTCCCTTGGAACCTGCCGCCTTTTTAGAGGGAGCACTTTCCATTGCTTCTTCCATTGCATTACCAAATCCCTTGCTAGGAGATGACTTCATCTTACTTAAGAATCCCATTACTTTAGTCCTTTCTTTTTTCTTAAAGAGTCAGAAGGCCCAACTGAATATTCCTTCTTTCCCTCTGATGCCTTCTGTTTCTCAGATAACATAATGGCAACAGCCTGCTTCTGATTCTTTACTGGCTTTCCATGCTTGGAACCAGAAGTCAATGTCCCCTTTTTCCATTTCGACATGACCTTATCCCAGGGCATGATTTAACTCACAGTCGCAGTAATAACCCCACTACTAATCGTAATCGTAATGGTGCTTCTGGCAGCTAAGTCAAGTTCCTTCGTAATGTTACCATCCTTAACCTTAATGATACCATGTTCAGGATCGAAAAGCAACTGCTTAACATCCTTGAAAACGGTAGCAGTTAAGGTCTTGCTCGGACCAGTCGTTCCGGTATACGTCAATTTGCTGTTAGCCATTTTCGACTCCTAATTCCTTTTCGAGTTCCGGGATTTTCGAATCTAGAATTTCCTTTTCCTTCTCGCGTAGAACTTGAGCCTTAACTCTATCTTCCTTTTCTAGCATTTGCCGTCTAACACTCCAGGGAATGTAACCTGACTGAATAGGTTCTAAGTCCCTAGTATCAATCACCTCCTCTTTCTTCTCAATAGGATTTATGAGTCGATTCAATAAATCCTTCCTCTCCATGTCACATGCTGCTAATTGCATCTTAAGCAATTCACAGGTAGGACAGGATTCATCCTCTAATCCTAACCACTTGTAGAGAATCTTCTTTATCATTTGTGATGATACCTTCGAACTGGCTGTATGATATTACTACCTTCTATTTTTTCCATGCTACGATAGAACGCAGTCCAATTCTGTTCTATTGCCATTCTTTGTAATAAAGCTTCACGTTCTTGAAGTCTCTCAAACTCGTTAGAAGCTTCGGCAAAATAACCCTCCGCAGCATCCACCATGTAGCGTAACCCATCAAGAGGGTCATCACCATCAAACTCTGCAATATCCTCGGCTGGTTTGTTGTTCTTTCCCTTGTCATATGTAGCAGCCCGAATAGCATCGACTAAAATAGGACACGAATCAAAAATCTGGAGACGGGGTAGATTATCTTCAGGAGGTTTGTCAATATAAGATTCCAAGTAATTCTTATACTCAGACATTCCCCGATTACGTAACAGCCACGCAGCATGATCTTCGTCGTAAGGAATACGTTCTGTACTTGGCACAGCATGAGGTTGCCAACGTAGATATTCATGGATTAGAAGTTTACCAGCAACACGCGAACCCGGATTGTTATTTGATAACTCAATAGGATGACCTAACTCATCTTCTATCTGCTGCTGAATCGTATGTTCCTGTCCGCGGTCCTGACTCGCTGATTTACAGAATCTAATGAGTCGAGGATTTTCCTTATCTACAAAGTATCTAACCTGTGGTGCCCACTCAGAAATCTTAGTCTTTCTCCACGCCATCTCTCTGTAAATATAAAGACGTTTAGTTGGGGAAATAGCACCAAATCCTACCCATGTCATTGCGGTGAATCCCCAATCACCTACAACAATCTTAGGCCACCAATCGGGAATATCAAAGGGAGGTATAACGTGTATCGCATTGTCAGGTTCATCGGGATAATGAATAGAACGAAACTCATCGAATACCGAACCAAGGAATGCATCCCAATCTCCACTGAGTTTTGCGCGCTTTTCAGCTTCGGGAAGTGCTTGTAAACTCTGCTTATAGTTCGGGTCGATTCCAGGATTATCAAGTAAAGTGGAGTGAATGTAGAATCTCTTAACTCCACCCTTACCTACTATTATTTTACCACCTTCCGGACATGGGTTAACGAACCTCTTTTTAAACCAAGTATGTCCAATATTTCCGGGCATTCCACAAGTTCTAATAATAGCGGGGAGAGAAGGATCAGAAGTTCTGACTCGGGTAAATCCAATATAGAGGTACTGGTACTCTGTGAAGGAAGTAATTTCATCAGGCGTGAACAGGTTAATTTCCGTCGAGTCATAGCGATGAACGTCGTTTTCATCCTCGCAATGACCCATGATAACGCGCGCACCTTCTGGAAAGGTCCAAGTCATCGTAGACTGATTTAGTTTTCCACCGAAAGGTTCATAGAGTCTTTTACTTCTCGGGACAATTTCATCTCGAATCTCAGGATAAGTGCGTCGTAAAAATAACTGTTTGAAGCGTGGATTCAAATAGAAATGATGAACTAGTGGGTAGATAAGGAGCAAGTCAGTTTTACCTGAACCTGCTCCACCCGCGTAGGCAGCCTCTTTAATAGAGAATGGCAAAGACAGAAATAGACTCTGCTTTTTCGACGGACGCCACTCATTTTCGTTCAGAACCATGATTACACACTAGGATGAGATGCAAGCCATTCCTCGCCCTTAGCAATACCTGCTGACGTAACGTCATTCAAATGTGCAAGAATTGCAGCGTCATCGGGAAGTGTTCCTGTAGACGCAAGATGCTCACGAATAAACTTCATCAGTTCAGGAAATACAAACTTTTCAAATGCCGCAGCAAGAAATGCCCACATTACACACCTCCAATAAGCGCATCGACAGCAGCAACAACAGCCTTAATAACAGTACTAGTCAGGTAAGGCTTAACATATTCATTATCCTTCAGCCTAAACCAAAGATTCTGAACTGTAACCTGCCAACCTGTAGGAATATCCTTCAGAACCTTATCAGCCTCGACGCAGAATGTGATAATGGCTCTAACCGTGTTTCGTGGAAGTCCACTATTTGCATCAGCTACAATAGCAGTATCCATCAGTTCATTTACTTTCTCTGCTATCGGTGCTGCTACCCACGCTGCCATTCCCTGTGGTGTCACGATTGTCGGGGGTGGATTCCCTGCACACGCCATCAGGCTCAGGAATAGCATCACGGGGATCATACACCTGACGCCCGTTACGAATCTCTTTCTCAATAACTCTGATCTCATTGAAGTACTCTCCTATATCTGGAGTCATTTGTTATATGTCTTATTCATGAATGTAGGTTCCTGAGTAGGTGACATAACAGAATGGTTAAACGCGAGAATACATAAACAGACTAAAGTAATGATGTCATTCTGTGTGTTAGTCAAATGCAACAGATTGACGTTAGCAACAACAACACCAGCAATTGTCGTAAGCGCAACGCCGATTTCCTTCCATCTCATCTTAACCTCGGAACTGGAATGTCATTCTGAAGTAGACCAGTAGCAGTCAACACAAGAATAACTACAAAAATAACTACGAGAACCCAAATGATATTGTCGATAATCCCTGGATGACCAGGAGCTAATCTACCAAGAATCCAAACGGCTCCCCAACCTAAACATACAATGAGAATGATCCAAACAAAAAGGTGAATCATGCTATCTCCTTACTTGCTAGCATAGAACCTCAAGATAAATTGCAATGCTAATATAATACCAACCCCAACCCATGACATCTTTTGAACTGTAGCAACTTGCTGTAGAAGGTTCTCATGTGCCTGGTAATACATTTCCTTGGTAATGAACGTATCTTTCATTACCTGTAGTTTTCCAGCTTCATGATTTAAAATCTCTAATCTACGTTCATATTCCTTAGCCTGGAGTTCGCGCGCTCTTTCCATCATGTTAAATTGGATAAACATTACCTCTTTCAGATGCTTCTGTTCATCTAAGAGATGCCCGAACTCAGGACACTTGTCAGAACATTCCATATTAAAAGAAGGGAGGATTTCTCCTCCCCTCCTCCACTTACTTCTTGGCGAAACTTGCCGCGGGAGTATTCGCACTAATCGCATTAGCAAGGTCAGTAGTAGATGCAGTAAGTGCATCAACTTCAGCCTGCACCGGCTTCATCTCATCAGCCGTAGCACCATTGACAAGTGCCGCATCAACAGCAGCCTGCACACGCGCAGCAATACCATTGATAAGAGCAACTGCCGATGCCATAACACTAGTAGTCTGTGCAACCTGAGTTTCAAGAGCTGCGAGAATCGAACTAGCCATTTTACACTCCCTTTTTATCTGCGTTTTCCGCCTTTTGCAACGCATCGGTCGCAGAATGTAACCGTGCGGTGAGAGAGGCAATATCACTCGGCTTAACAGGTTCATTACGAATCTGCTGGCACAGAGTAATAAAGTCCTCAATACTGTGAATCTCCAAGTGAAAACCTTCTGCCATGTCAAATCACCATTCCAATGTGAACAATCTCACCTTCAGTACCTAATGCATAGATTTCGCTAAGACGAATAGGATCTCCGCCATATGGTCCCATAACCATAGGAGGCGGGGGATCTCCAGTATCACCAGCGGGTAACTGAAATGCATAGAGCAATGACGTAAGATTCTTATCACCAAACCTCACCGCAGTAGCATTCCCACCGGCGGGTTGAAGATGAATCTCACGACATGCAATATTACCTAATGCACCATTAGTTGCTACACCAAAAGCCTCTGCAATCCCTGTTGCAGTAGATAACTTTTGCGCGGCTCCCGTAAGAGTTAACAAACCTTGGAGGTACATTTCTTTCTCCTAATATCTGTATCGCATCCAATATCTACTTCCTAATCCACCAAAAGGTGGAGCTGCGGAAGGACTATGTGATGGACTAGATGATGGCGAATTTGATGGCGAAGCAGACGGACTATTAGAAGGCGAACTTGATGGAGACGAAGAAGAAGAATTAGAAGGACTAGAAGATGAGCTATTAGATGGACTATTTGATGGGGAACTTGACGGAGAATTAGACGGTGAACTTGAAGGACTATTAGATGGAGAGTCTGAAGGACTTTCACTAGGACTATTAGAAGGACTCCCTGATGGACTAGCACTAGGAGAATCAGAAGGAGATGCGCTATTAGAACTAGAGAACGAGTTAGAAGGAGAACCTGATGGACTTTCTGACGGACTATTAGAAGGACTGGACGAAGGTGAATTAGATGGACTATTCGACGGTGAATTAGATGGAGAATTAGAAGGACTAGCCGAGTTACTAAAACTATTAGATGGAGAAGAAGACGGCGAAGATGACGGAGAATTACTAGGTGAACTAGATGGGGATGAAGATGGACTATTAGACGGCGAATTACTCGGACTATTGGAAGGTGAATTCGACGGAGAGTTTGATGGACTATTAGAAGGAGAATTAGATGGTGAATTACTAGGTGAATTACTAGGTGAGTTAGAGGGAGATGAAGATGGAGAACTCGACGGGGAAGATGAAGGCGAAGATGAAGGACTGGACGACGGAGAAGCAGAAGGAGAACTTAAAGAAAGATCAAATAAGTTCGCAGCCTTAGCAGTCTTATAGCCGGTAGTGTTCTCATGCAAGCCATCGTCAGTTTGCGCGACTGAGCCAGGATGCCACCATAGGTTAGAATCTGAAGTAGTAGTATGGGTAAGATGAGCTATGTCAATACACTTATGCGCGCCAGTCGGTAGCGCGCGCATGTAGTCATTCCAAGTATGAATATCGGTAGTTTCGTACTGAGTTCCTTGAGAATCTGAAGTCCATGTTGGACCCGCCGTTCTAGGTGAGGTAGTATTTACATAAACCTTTTGACCCTGAGTCCAAAGTGCAATACAAGCCTGAAGATCAGTTCGCGCGTTTGTAGGAGTAGCATTATAAAGAATAATATCAGCAGCACCGAGGTCCGTGATAACGCGCGTACAATAGGAATTGATTAGCGCATTGCGCCTGGTAGATGAGGAAGTCTTAAAGTTAGCAGCGGAATCCGCACCAACACCAAAGTTTATATAACCATAATTAGGACCAATAGAACGACAAACTTCACCCACGTCTCCATAACCATTAGTAGAACCGTCACCCGCGACATCCCCATAACCTGCGATACGAGAAGGTCCAACTGCTGCAATTGCTTCTACGGTAGAAGTAGCGGTAATTGCAACAGGACCAAAATAAAAACCACCACCATCATTTGTTATGCTATTACCCTGAGATTGATCCCCTGAGGTTTGGGTATCAATAGCATCCCCATGAGTTGTAGCAAAATCTCCCCATGCAGATGGAGGAGAAAGAGAAACACAGTCACAAGTTGGAATACCATTAGATGTAGTTAAATAGACATGAACTACAATTCTAGCATCTTTAGGAATAGATAGAGTAGTTAAGTCTGAAGCAAGAGTTGCACCATCCGATACGGTCCCGGAGTTACTACCACCAAACTTAATACGAGTATAAGTTCCTGTAGGATACTCTACACTACAACCTGCTATAGTATAAGCCCCACCTTCTGTTTGTTCCCCAGAGTTTCCAAGAACATGCCAATTAGCAAAGTGAAGTCTAATATCAGAAATAGCAGAACGAATATAATGATAGCTTCGCGCATTGGCGTTAATTGTCCCGCCAACAAATGCTGTATGTAATCTACAACGAGTTCCTACTTGTCGTTCAGACATGCCATTCCGGTACGGGAGCGAAGTGATTTAACAACCAACTAAACTCATGTACTGCTAAATGCCACTTATTATTAAGCCAAAGATCACGAGAATAATCACGCGCTTTCTCTATGTCTGAGTCATGTATAGGATATGGCCAACCAAAACCCTTACCCTTTCTAAAAAGATGAGAAAACCAAGTCCGCTTATTAACTACTTGTCTTCCGCCAGAGAGCCAAGACTTACATGCAATCTCAACTCCCATTTGACCCCATGAACCATGACCTTCATCTAATCCTTCAATTTCATTGTAACGCGCGCGACTCATTAACCAACAGGCACCAACTGCACACATCACATCAGTAATAGTATGTCTAGCTTCGCGTCGATGCCCATAAGCCTGCCAATATTGAAAGAGTAGGTCCTTATCAATGCGCGCGAAATCTGTCTTTTTATGAAACCGCGGCTTCCATATAAGAGACTTTACCAGTTCAATTCCACAACAGGGTTCGGGTTTATTAGCTTGGTAATATTCCATCTTACATACGGGACAAATCCAATTAAATACATGTAAATTATACATCCTAGGAATTGTAGTTACGTTTTGCCCAAGTAAACCATCTTCGTAGGGTTGAAGTAACTTAACATCAAATCCTTCGTCAAATGCACAGTGCGCGTCTGCTTTCATTACAAAGTCAGCCTGACTAATTCTTGCAGCTTCATTAGTCGCTGCGCGCTGTCCAATAGGTTCAGTGTGATGAACTAGAATTACTTTAGGATTATCTTTAATCTCTCTATCAGGCCATGCCCCATCCAAGACTACGATAATGTTTGTATTACCACGAATATTGCGAAGAAGGTCATCGATAGTCTCATTGAGAAATTCCTCTTTACGCGACGGTATAAGGACCGAGAGACTTACCATTTAAGAAATCCTCGAAGCGACCCCAAGGTTCCAATTCATAACACCGTTTCTTACCACGTTTAGGTCCGGTAAAGTTAGAATCATGTCTTATGTCTAGATTCGATTGTTTAGTTCTAAAGATTTCATGTTTCCATTTTCTAACATGGTCTCCCATTAAAGTTTCTAGATGTGCAGGACTACCTGATGTTGCCTGCTTATAAAGTCGTTCAGCACGTCTAGAATCTATAGTTGGCGCAACCCCAAACTCTGCGGGAATCTTTTTGCCCTCGTAGAGTAGAGTACTTTTATTTAAATCATTTAATCCCAAATCAATTAAATTTAATCTCTCGTCTACTGCTTGTCGAAATGAATCAGTGAATGCAACTACTTGAGATTGCGCGGTTCGATTGGGCCAGTACGAATACATGAACTCATGTTCCGGCCTATTACATTTCCACTGAACAAGCCAGCAGTTACGGTTGTAATAGAATAAATTTGGGTCAGTCGGAATGAAACGAAAATGTTCATTAGTATAGAGACAATCGTGTTCTGCAACTGCAACAAAAGGTGTCTTTACTTTCTCAAGACCGGCGCGCAACTGAACGTAAAGAGAACGCCATGAAAGCCCGATGTTACCGACATTAACATTAGTTCCAAAATCTAAAGAACCCTGACTAACGGATACTATTGGAATTCCACTAGCTGCCAGTAACAACTTATTTCGACAGAGACTAGCAATCTCTGGGTCTAACTTATCGTGCGTTAGATATAAGATTGTTAGCATTCTTCCTCAAGTAACCTTTAGGATTAAGTGACAATCCAAATAAGTTTTCTCTAGGCACTGTGGTGAAATCCTTAGCGCGCGACATGAACCAATCTACTGCAACCATCGGACCAGGATTCTCATGCTTTCCCATGAAAGTATCTTCCACGATCATGTACTGACCAGGAGTAACTAACTTACCATATCGAACTAACTCTCTTTTTACATGACCAGAAGCATGGTTAGAATCTAAAATTACCATAACCGTCTTACCATGTGCACGTCTCTGCACTTCATTCATAGTCTCAGTAGAAGTGGAACGTCCAGTCCAATAAGTAATTCTTTTATGTGGAAGTCTATCTCGCCATGCACGATCAATAGTTAGAACTTCACCGTGATTTAACAAATCGCAGATGTGCGCGAGATACAACGCAGAACCCCCATAAAAAGTTCCAGTCTCAATAATAAGGTCTGGTTTATTTTCCACTAGAATCTGTTGGTAGATAAGTAAGTCCGTAGGATACTTAATTATAGGCACACCAAACCATGTAGACCCCATCTCACGTCTAAAGGCGTGACGTTTAACGTGCCTATAAATAGAGTTCTCATTCATACTACTTAATGTTTACAGCCGAAGGAATTCCCGGCGGTGCTGTAATAAAAGGGACAGATGATGCACTCCCAAATGCATTCGTAGCAACAACAAGAACAGTGTGGGTAACACCAGTAGATAACGTGATAGGAGCAGAACACTTAAGAGCGGGATACGTTCCGGTGCAGGTAGGATTTACATTACTAAGAGTGCCGTCAATGGAATACTGCCATGTATCGACAGTAGCAGAATAATTATAATCCCACGTGCAGGTATAGTTCTTATTACCCTGCGCGTGAACAATAGTAAGACTAAGGATTACCCCAAGCGCGATTCCGATGAGTCCTGTTCTGAGTCGCATCTTCTTATCCTTTCAACTGGTGGCCATCTGTTAGCAATTTCTTCAATTATTTCTACAATCTTTTCGTGTCTATGCTTTAAAGAAGATATGGCATGGAAATCATCTACCACGTCTAGTAACTTAACTTCCCACTCTAGTTGATGTAAGGTTTCTCCTAATCGTACGCAATCTTGCGCGGCTTGATGAATCCTAGCTCTCCGCTCGAAATTTCTTCGTCGGATTTCGATTGGAGTAAGTTCGTTCATACTTCCTGTGCATTAATCACGTCGAATCGCTCCTCCTTAAACATTTGCGGAGCGAAAATGATTAAAGCTTTCGGAGCGACATTATCATCATTGCGCGGTTCGAAGTCTTTAATAATTGCAGACATATCCTTAGCGATAGCTGCTAAGTCACGAGGCTTTTCTTGAGATAACTTTTCTTCAGTAATACCGTCTAAAGCAAAGACGAGACGATTACGTGCTTTCTTTACGATACGTTGTCTTGCTTTATTTACGTGGTCTAAAAGTTCGGGGTTAGGATTATGATAGGATGCTGTAGAGCGCGCGCCTTGCTTGTATGCACTTAGAGAAGAATCAGATATTCCTAAGGCCCTAGTCATTGCTTTAGTAGGACCCGAACCTTCTTCAACTGCATTCTCTCCAATAATCTTACGCAAAGATTCAGGAACTTGTGGGTTAGACCCACGTCCTTTATTAATATCAATAACTTGACTACGTTCAAGTTCTTTGTTGAATTCTTCGTCTGAAAGTATACCTAGTGGCATATAGAACTCCCCCCGAAGCCCGCCCCGCTGGCTTCATTATACCATAGATTTAGCGCTTGACAAGGGGGTCCAGACCGTGTTAAAATGCATTATAGACGGTCTAAATGCATTCCCTGACCGGCTCGACCGTCCCCCCCCCCCCCCCGGAGTTTGACAAGAGAATGTCATGACAGAAGAAATCCAAATCCCCTGTTTGTTTTGTAATGAATTGTTTACCCCACCGCGTCCTTGGTCTAAGTTCTGCACCCCGAAGTGTAGAAACAATTATCATAACGACGCGCGATATAGAGAAAAGGGAGATGAATCTGTTCCAAAGATTAAATGTCCTCACTGTAAGAATGAACAGTTCGGTCTGTTCGATGTCTTGAATAGGGATGACAAATCCACCTTCTATCTCTGCAACGTGTGTTCAAAGGAGTTTATATGGGAGAACCAGAATTAAAACCAAGTTATAAAGCATATACTTGTGTGATAACTCCTGAAGAATATGAGTTAATAAAGAATAGAGAAATGGAAATTTACATAGTGGACGGACGTACAATCTTTGAAACTTCAGATGGTCAATATGTATTTTATGTGATTTTCAAGTAAAGAGGAGAACCAAAATGGATGATCGTAATCGAGACGTATATCCCGATAAAGAACGCGCATTATCAATGGGTGTTCCCAACGAACACTTAAAAGAAATCTATATGAAGACTTTTACTACTGGGCCTTTTAAAGGTCGCTCGTATGAGATTCTTCCCAGCGGTAGATTAGGTAAAAGAGTGTATCCCGTAGAGGAGTAACATCATGGGAGAACCAAGGTTAAAGATGGTACAGTTTGGAACTAGTCTACCGGAAGCGCGCAATGCACTACGTTATCTAGTAGGTGCATTTGCACAGAGTATGATTCCTGAAGACTTAAGTTCTCTTGAGAGGGTTAATATCGAGATTAACTTAATTAGTCTAATAGGAAATATAATCATGGTACCAAAAGATGAGACTCTAATCCCGGAGACTCTATCCCATGAGACTCATTCTATGGGACCCAATGCTAAAGATATACAAGATAGAGAGTATGATGAAAATAAAACAGACTAAGTTGTGGGTGAATAATATCCCCACAGGTTACGGTGTGCTGAGGCTCATTCTACAGGGTGTATGGCATGGGTCTTGCCTGTCAAGTGACAAAAGTGTGACAAGAATGTCACAGAAATGTCACTTGACTATGCGACAGCAGGCTTAGGGTGCGCGGACCATAATGAGAATGAGTCGCAACATCAGTTTGATATTTTGTTTGACATGCCGGACGGATAGCCTCATACTAGGGGCATGAAACATCAATGTCTGCTATGCGACAACCTGACTGACAAGCTCGTGTGCAAGGGATGCCGTGCCGACATGGGAGACGAGTATCAGGCTATGGTCCGAGCATCACAGAAAATGGTAAAGGACGCGAAGAAAAGACTTGACAAGAATCGGGACTAGGAGTATGATTGGTCTATGGTGGTTGGTTGGTTCAAGTCGGTAGCCAATCCGACGAGACAGACGAAAGAGACACAATGAAGACTGCCGAAAAGCGTGCCACAGTCGAAACCGCATACGGAAAGAAGCTCGACACTCCACTGACGTTCGACTACACCTATGACGAGCTTGAGAAGGGTGATGAGATTCCGGCCAAGGAAATGCCCGACGCGGATGACCTCATCACCTACGTCAACGCGAAGCGCAATGCATCGGCTCGTAGCACGGCGCAGACCAAGATTCTCGACGCCAACGAAATCAAGAAGCCTGACTTGAAGGACGCAGCGTTCAGACTCGCCAGCATGGTGAAGGTTCTCATGGCGAACGGCGATGACGAAGAGACGGCCACGGCCACGGCGAAGACTCTTCTGAAGATGTAACACTCGATCATCCCATCCCAACCTTTCAAACCCCGTAGGGACTGCAACCTACGGGGTATTTTTTTGGCCGGTCGGATCGAACAGTGAAATTATCCACCCCATTTGCTAATCAAACTTCGGGGGTATCTCTCCCCTCTCTCTCTATACCCCCAAGCAACCGATCCAAAAGCCGCCAGGCGCCGCCAGCCGGAAAAGCAAAACGAAACGAAATGATTTTATTTTTTTTTTTTTTTTTTTTTTTTTTTTTTTTTTCCTTTGGTTTTTTCCAACCTAACTTCGGCCGGGCCCGGCCTGGGGCTTGACCTTTCGGGGGGATGAGCGTAGGATAGATACAGAGTCCCCACACAGGGACCGGAGGGCGGGCAGCCAACCGACCGGTCGGGCCAAACTTAGGTGAGATTATGGCAAGAGCAAAACGACATACGCATAAGTATTACCGGGCTGATTTTTCCTTTGGTAAAGCATGGACATGCGCGCTTTCGGATTGCACTCATTATATGCCAAGGCATCTAGAAGAAATGATGTTTGGAAAAGATACTATATGTTGGGGTTGCGGGGACAGGTTTCAGTTTGACGAGAATGCACTAGAAATGGATAAGCCGGAATGCTTAGATTGTCGTAGTGCTAAGAAAGCTGGAGTAACTAAGGAAGAATACCTAGAGTTCCAGTCAAGGGTGATGGATAAACTTAATGGTGCGTTTGAATACAAACCTCTTCTTCCCAAGGTTATGGCAGACCTAAAGCCTAAGGAATAACTAATCATGTATCAACTAACTCTAACTCATTGTGATGGACAACACTCCGTTATTACCTGCAATGAATTTAAGGTTATTGCAGGTAGACTCACGGCATACGGTAACTCATCTGAAGGGTTAGTAATGGAATACATCTACGATATTGGTTACGATTACAACCATCCTGAGTGCACGATTACCTCTTTTGAGTTTATCTGGAGGTAACCTATGAAACTCTACTATCACCAATTCGAGTCTTCACGAGCTGACGTGAAAAAGTGTAAGGTATGTCAGTTTGTCGAACCTGAGCATATCTGTTGCATATGTAATTGCGCGCTCGTGGGCACGTCGGCAGGTTCATTATGGTGTGAATCTTGCTTTGACAAAGAGCAAGCTGCTCAAGCTGAATTAGAATCTATGGCAAGCGCGCGAGTCAATGAGGTTAAAAACCGAATCCCCGAACCTGACTCTACAATCGAGGTAGTGACGGATATCTTCAATGCAAAAATTGCGTCAATCGAAGAAATTCGACGTGAAATATCCTTCGACAATTCCATTGTTGGTGACGCCGCAAAACACTTCGCCCTAGCAAATAGACTCGAAGCCCGCTATCTTCATTTCAAGCAAGTTATTACAGATTCACAGAACGCCCTAAAAGACGCGCAGTCTGAGGTCCGTTCCATACAGACATACTACAACGAACTAGCAAAGAAACTCAAAGCAGAGGAACGCGAGAAGATTCGTATCGCAGACACAAAGTATACCCCGCCTGAGAAACCCGTCAAGGCTCCGAAAGCCCCGTCAGTCAAGAAATACTCTGATAAGGAAATCCGCGAAGCCTCGGGTATCAGCGGAATCCCCGAGCAGGTTCTCAAGCTAATGTGTTACTCTCAGAACATCACGGTTAAGGAAGCTATCCAACAGTATGCTCAGGTTATGAATGCTAAGAAAGGGGCTTAATCATGTCATACTCAAGCAATCGTATGATTCGTGAAATGAACAAAGAAAAGGAAATTGATGGTAAACTATTAGGATGGGTCGCCGCGGAGTGTAAGAATCTCTCACCCACGGAAAAGAAAGAACTTGTCACGCTCACCGCGAAAGAGCTGAACGTGGAAGTCGCGGAGACAGAAGCGAAGTAGTTAGAGGATAGGGTATGAGTCTATGATTCATACCCCTTTCCGTGGCTACTTTTAAGGAGAATCTACATGACATCGCACGAATTAGCGCGCAAACTCTTAGAAATGCCGGATGTTATGGTAACTCGTAATGGCTACGAAGGTGGCGTAGACGAGATTACTACTGTATCAGAACCTAGACTTCTTGCATTGAATGTTAATGAGTCACGGTATTACGGTAAGCATGACTATCAAGCTGATATCTACATGCCCCAAGGTGATGGCGAATGTATGGCTATTCACATCTCGTGAATATGATGAACTTCATCTCATCTAATCCGTTCTTCTGTTGTGTCGTTTGGGTTGCACTCGTAATATGGATTTTCGAGTGCCCTATCTGGAGAACTAAGAAATGAATAATCAATATCTACAGGAATTCAATGCTTGCCAAGGTAATCGTTGGAACGTGCAAGACTTGGACGTATGTTCCGACAAGCGTAGAAATCTCGTAGTCAGGTATGCATGGGCCGTTCCCGACGAGCACGCAATCGAAATCATCCTCAAGTATTCCCCTATCGTAGAGATTGGATGCGGCACGGGATATTGGGCTAGTCTCATCGCATCCAAAGGTGGTATCGTATTTCCTTACGACGCACATGTTCCGGGCATTGACAGGAATCCCTATGAGCACGAGATTACATACTGCAATGTTTTGCGCGGTTCAATCGAAGTCCTCGACAAACTCAAGTTTACGCTGTTCCTTTGTTGGCCTCCCCACAATAATTCTTTTGCCTACGATGCACTAATGAGGTATCGTGGCGATACTCTCATCTACGTTGGCGAAGATGAGTATGGTTGCACGGCAGATAGGACATTCTTCAAAGAATTAAGCAGACATTGGAAGTTCATCGAAGGCCATAAACTCCCACAGTGGGATGGAATCTATGACTATCTTGAAGTCCACAAAAGAATATGAATAGACAAGCTGCATCTAGACTCGCCCGCGATGAGATGGATAAGGTTGGCCTGAAAGATTGGGCTATTCGCCTTACCCAACATACCGGAGTTTTGGGAATGTGTTCGTATAAGGATAAGACGATTATCTTTAGCACGTTCCACTTTGATACCCATCCCGAACCTGAAATCCTCAACACAATTCGACATGAATCTGCCCATGCCTTGTGTCCGGGTGAAGGGCATAATAAGGTATGGGAAGATAAAGCGCGCGAGCTAGGCTGCACTTCCGTAGGCCCATGTAGCCATCTCTCGTATTCACCTGAAATCATAGATGCTATCCGTAGCGGAGCTACGATAGAAGTATCGTATACCACAGAAGTAATCCACAAACCGCACTATCAGATTACGCGACTTCAAGACAAGTGTGATGTTTGTGGTAAAGTAGCCAAGACTAAGAGTGAATCTCTTGTCATCGTTAAAGATGACACCAAACCTGATAGAAAGTTCATAGTTCTTGAATGTGGCCATACTCTAATTCGTTTCATTCCAAAGGGAACGCCATTTCACAAAGCAGTAACTAACTTCTGGAAACCTGACGTAGAATCTTGTGAGCATGAGTGGGATAAGAATCAGTGTAATAAATGTGGTGAGTTTAGACCATTTCAATTCCAAGTGGATGGCGCGCGCTTTGTTGAGGCTGGTCTTTCAGTCAACAAAGGTGCAGGCGTATTCGATGAGATGGGATTAGGCAAGACCATTCAATCCCTAATCTATCTCAAGTATCACGAAGAAAATACTCCCGCCTTATTCATTGTCAAGTCTAAACTAAAGTTCCAATGGTTCCGCGAAATTAGACGTTGGTGCGGACCAATGTGGACTCCGCAAGTTATTAGCTCATCTAATGATTGGCTTATCCCCGGTTTGAAAGCATACATCATATCTTATGATATGTTGGTTGCAAAGGACCGTAAGGGTAAAAATGGCAAGACCATATCCCAAGGTTTTGATGGTTCTAAGTTTAAGGAACTAGGCATCAAGACTGTGATTCTTGATGAGTGCCAACAGATTAAGAATCCCGATGCTACGCGCACTCAGGAAGTTCGCAAGATTTGTGCGGACTGTAAAGTCATTCCATTGTCAGGAACTCCATGGAAAAATAGGGGAGATGAATTCTTTGTAGTTCTCAACATGCTCGACCCCATGAAATTCTGGTCGCATCAAGGTTTCATAGACAAGTGGGTAGATACTTACTTTGATGGTAAGTATACGAAGCGTGGCGGGATTCGTAATGTCAAGGAATTCCGTGAAGCTACGAAAGACCTATTCATTAGACGCGAAGTAGAAGAAGTAATGAAAGAGATGCCATCCACGAATAGGATGATTCTCTATACCGACCTAGAAGCGGTAGAGCAGATAAATTACGATAACGAAGTATCAGCGTTCGTAAAGTGGTATAATGACGCACAGGCTAATGATGAATTGAATAGTTTTGAAGATGGCGGAAACATTCTAGCTAAGCTCACACGCATGAGGCATATCACGGGCCTAGCCAAGATTCCCGCGACAGTCGAATTCATAGCAGACACAACAATCGAAAAGAGCAAGAAAATCTGCGTATTTGTTCATCACAAAGATGTTGGCGAGATTCTCTATCGCACATGCGTGGAAGAATTAAAGGGAGACAACATACCCGTATTCAAACTCACAGCGGACATGAATCCACAGGTTATCTCAAACACAATTGACGAGTTTAACAAGACTCCAGTGTGCGCGATGGTAGCCTCTACGCTAGCTTGTGGGGAAGGTATTAACTTGCAAACATGCGGTGACGCTGTAATGCACGAAAGACAGTGGAATCCACAGAATGAGGACCAAGCTGCGCCGGGTAGATTTAGACGCATTGGTTCAAAATTCAATATTGTCAATGTCACGTTCACTACCGCATCAGACACGATTGATGAAATCATGGCTGGTATCGTAGAGCGAAAGCGCGTGGCATTCCATAACGCAATGAATAAAGGTGAGATGCCTCCGGTATTCAGACAGAGTGACTTTGCGCGTGAAATCGCGGACGGAATCGTGGATGGGTTTAATAAGAAGAATAGGAAGTGACTATGTGTCTACCTAATTTCGTTGAATTTCGTCAAGTGGATGAGAGAGATTCAATTACCGGTTACAGAGTTTGGAAAACTCCTGTGGCTGGAGATTTAATCCTCAAATCTGATTTCCAAGATTACACTTGGAAGCCAGTGGAATCTAAGCATCCGGTTGCGGAATTTAATTCTGGACTTTATGCTTACAACAACAACAACAACTACTACTACAACAACTACGACAACAACTACTACAACAACTACTATAAAAACTACTACCAAGTTTTCGGCGTAATTAAACAGTGGGGTAGGGTAGCAATTCACTTATCAGGGCAGCGTTCAGAAAATGCAAAGATAACTATTCTCTTTACAACAAGAGAATCAGATGCTAAGGGACCAAAGGAATTTCTTAACTGGATTAGGATATTTAATAAGAGGATAGTGTCGCTCGCAACCATATATAACTGTAAGACTCAACACTATCAGGACTTTCTTGAAAATATTGCATAAAATGAGATACGCACCTACGTTGTTTTCCCCTGATTCACGTATAGAACTAAAGAGAGGACAACACTACGAACACTATAATGCTGACTACTATGCACTAAGACAAGCGCGCGGTTTATGTCCGCGTTGTCCTAATGAGTGGGATGGACCCGGAATTTGTTTGTCGTGTAGACGTAGACTTTCTAAATGGCGAGATACCTCTGAGGCATATAAACTACCACCTTGGCATAAGAAAAACCATCCGGGTAAAAGGAAAAACTAGTATGAAAATGACGAACGCGGACTTCGAGCAGGGAAATCACAAGATTAACATTACCTATATTTTAGGTAATAACCATTGGATGATGTATCATCATTGGGATGATGAAAATGGTAGAAAATGTGAGGTTTGTCCGTCCGTTGTAGGACAGAAGAAAGCCATCAATGAAGCCCGTCGTCTTTTGAGGGAATATAATCATGTATAGATTTGCAATGTGGTTCTGTGGTTTTTCAGCCCTTCTTTGTTTTGCAGTAGGCGTAGCCTTCGTATACCAACATCACTATTGGTGGGCAGCCTATATGTTTGGTTTTACGCTATGTGACAGTGGAGCAGCCTACATTAATTGGAATAACTACCATGTCTAACTGCAAAATCTGTCACGCCGTGTTACACTCAGCGCGTGAACATTGCCCGGTGTGTGGAGCTATGGTAATGGAAACCATTATAGTGGATTCCCTTACTACCTTCGAGATACAAATCGCGCAGAGTCGTACCGTAGAAAACAAAATCATCGTAGCAGCCCAGGGAGCAGAGCGCGTATATCAGAGTCCTTACATGGGTAAGGCTGGTCGTAGATACGCTATTGGAGACTAACATGAACAATTGGTATGAAGACGTAAATGGAAATTGGGTAAATTTGGGTCGAGTTAGATGTATCAGTTGCAATAAACCCGCAACATCTAGGGTAGTTCCATTTGGAAAACCCCATGACGTTGTTTATACTTGTAATCTACACCGAGAGATAATTTTTCCAATTGTGAAAACTAGGAAGGGAGACTAACATGGAACCTAAGGTAACAATCGCCAAATCTAAACTAATCCAGCATATCGACGTTGGTATCTCAATTGGAAAGGACGGTGCGAATGTCCTTTTCAAACTTGATGGTAATGATGAACTAGCGTTTCATCTTCCGCCAGAGTATGCGGTATGGTTTTCCACACGTTTAGTAGAGATGGCAATTAGAATTCAAACCGGAGACATCCTATCCGACTGTGCTGAGTCGGCAAATCAAAATCAGATTTCTGAGGAACCAATGAAGGAATCCTAATATGACAGGACTAATTTGGTTAGTTGGTATGTTACTTGGTTTTGTCCTTGGTTGGAATGGGGCTAAGGAAGTTTATGGAAAATGAATCCCCCGACAATGTTCCTCCTGTTGTTGACAAAGAATATGGGAATGAACCCTCTGAGTCTGCGAACATAATCATCCCC